GCCGCACTGATATCACGGGCATTGAGAATATCCGCCACATTATGCGCGTGTTTAACGCCAGCGCAGAAAAACAGCCACGACCGGCGATCACCGGCCAGGCTTATAACTTCGTTGATCGTCGCGATGTTGTTCTTATCTGTATCAACGGCGGCTTGCAGTTCGCTCTCTATATATTCGCCGCCGCGCTTATGAACTCCATCAACTGAAAGCTGGTGCGCGGTCAGTTTCGACCGGAGCGGTGCGAGGAATTTTTTATAAATCAATTCCTCAATGCTGACCGGGCTGATGATGTCGGCGAACAGGGCTGGCGCGTCGGTGATGTACCCGTGGCCCAGGCGGTATGGCGTGGCGGTCAGGCCGATTACTCGTATCAACGGGTTAATATGCATCAGGTCGATGATCAGTTTGCGGTATCCGCCTTCCTGCTTGTGACTGACCAGATGGCATTCATCAATCAGCACCAGATCAACATGGCCGATCTGGTCTGCTTTATCCCGCACTGATTGAATGCCGGCAAATGTAATCGGCTCGCCAATATCCCGGCGCCGCATACCCGCCGAATAGATGCCTAGTGGCGCATCGGGCCAGTGGTCGCGCATTTTCTCGGCGTTCTGTTCGATCAGTTCTTTGACATGCGTCATCATAAGGATGCGGGTTTCCGGCCACTGCGTCAGCGCATCTTTGCAGATTGCTGCAACGATATGGCTCTTGCCCGATCCGGTCGGAAGTTCGATACATGGATGGCCCTTGCGGCCATCGCTGAACCATTTGTAGAGCTGGTCGATGGTGCGTTGCTGATAATCCCTTAACGCCACTGGTGCGCCATCGCGTCAGCGATGCCCTGGAATGTTTGACTGCGAAGTTTCCAGCGGTCAGGTGACGGCGGCAGATAGTGCAGCCGCTCACGCTTACGTTTGGGTAACGTCATCATTTCCGCATACACGTTCTTGGTTTCGTGTAGTGGCGCGAGGTTATGCAGAAATAATCCGGTTTTCTTTTGCTCCAGATGGCCGAATTGGTAGGGCTGAACATAGCTAGCCTTTGGCATGGATGTCATGCGCGACAAAACGCCGACAGGGTTTTCGAAACAAACAGAAGGCGCGACAGACTTGCACTTATGCCAGAGATTCTCTGTCCATTTAGCTGACGCCAGACGTTCGCTATATTTTGGCTGGCCCTCGCCATACCACTTATTGCCAGCCACGGTCAGCGCAGTGCAGGGTGGATGCGCGATTATCAAATCCCAGCGATCACTTAGCATCGCATACACATCGCCCTGATGATGAGGCCCATCCGAATCTGTCGGCAACAGGTCGCAGGATATGGCATCATGTCCGCGCTTTATAAATGCGTCTCGAACGACGCCGGAATATTCACATGCTATCAGGATTTTCATTTCTCACCGTCCCTCCCATAATTTCCGCGCAAGCCTCGCCACCGGCTATCAATTCCTTGCTTGAATAAACGTATGCATCGCCCTCGCCGTTGCGAACGTCAGCACCGTTGATTTCATATACAGCTTCATCCGGCGTGTTCGAATCCTTGATCGGCCACGGCACCAGATCGGGGTGCAGCACATGGCTATCGCAGCCGATCTTCTGGAAGTCGCCGGGGATGAGATTTCCTTCGCCTCTGGCCCAGCGGGCGCAAGACCAAGTGCCATCGCTCTCGGGCGTGGCATGGGCGCAAGTCCGGCAATTGACCTCCTGCGTCAGTTGCTGCTCATGGCAAAAGCTATGTGCCGCGCAGAATTTGCATTGATACCAACTCGCGTCGGTTGATATTGGCACGGGGATGCGCTCGGTCAAAGCAATCCGGTGGCCGCGATCCAGTAGATTTCCGGCAGCTTCCTCGTCATATTTCACGCGCTCGGTGTAAAGTCGGTCATCGTCTTTGCAGACCGCAACGTACAGTGCGCGGTTGATCTTGGTCCCTCGCATGTAAATCTGCATCTGCGCCCAGTGCATGGGCTTGCTGTCTTTGACGCCTTTCTTTTCAAGGTCATCAAACGATTTCTTGTTATGCGTTTTTATCTCAAGAATATGCCGTGTCTTGATCGCGCCTGGAACACCGGACTCAATGATGCCATCAACCGATCCGCCGACATGCTTGTTCAGATTCAGGAACCTCTGGCCGTCCCCGGTTTCGCCAATGTCCAAGCCGATTGCTTTGAGATCAGCAACGACGATTTCCTCTTCATTCCGGCCCCGCCGGAACAGCCGCCGAATACGACCGGGGAACTTTTCGCGCACCGCCCAGCGGAATGAGAGCCAGAGCCAGCGGTCGCAAGGGTGGCCCAGCATGGAGCCGCCAAGATGCAGTCTTGGATCGTCATGCTGGTCGGCATGGTGTCCGTCGACTAAGTTGGCGATTGAATTAATTGGTTCAGGGATTTTCATGTGAAAATGGCCGGGAGCTATTAACCCCCGGCCTCTCCTTTATTTAGACGCCCAAGGCGGGGCTGGCGGTGCGGTCGCAGCGGGTGCCGCAACAGGCGGTGTCGACCCTTCGATCGCTTTGAATGCCTTGACCTCGTTTCCAGGGCCATAGGTCGGATCGTTCTTGACCGTGACCTTGATCGAAAGATTGCCGCCGAGCATCTGGTCGGTATCTTCCAGCTTGGACAGGCCAATTGCCCGCATAATATCGCCAAGCTGTTGGCGACCGATTTCTTCCGCCTTCGGGTTGGGATTTCGCGTGTTCAGATTGCACCAAACAACGCGACCCTGATGTTCCGGCCCGATTACATCGAATCGCACGGCGATGTAATTTCCGGTCCCCGCTTTGGTTGTCTTGCTCTCCGCACCAACGATTGCGGCGGTATACCAGCCTGCAGGGATCGGCGCGAAATCACGATCCTCGGCAACCGGCATGTCTTTGATATCGAAACTCTGTTCTAGAAAACCCATCAAATTATTCCTTTATGATAGCGAATGAAGCCCGACCGGGCTGGGTGGTAATGCCGCCGAGTAGCGGCTCGGTGATCGATTTGTCGGCGCTTTTCCACGCCGTCATATTGATCTCCGGTTTCCAGCGGAACAGGCTCGGCAGATGCTCAACCAGCCCTTCTTCCGCTGCAATTTCCTGGATGCGTTTGCCATCGACCTTGCGGTTGATGCGCCCAGTGATCTTGATCTTGTACCCGCCGTCAGTTTCGACGTTTTCGGTGCCTTCCATGTTTTCGGCAACACCGATCAGCGATGCCAGCTTATCTTCAAGCTGGCGGCGGCGAGCGACCGCGACGGCCTCCGCTTCTTTGGCGTCGAGCCAGTTTTGAGCCAGATCGTCAATCATTTCATTCTCCAATCTTTTTAATGATTTCGCCGAGGTCAGGCGCTTCCCAAACTGATAATTTTCCCGACCGGTCTTTGGCTTGCCACAGCCCGTCTGACTCCAGCATCATTGCCCGCTGCGTCACGCCTTCCGCGTCTTTCTCGACTCGCAGGGCGGCGACAATGTCGAAATAATAGGGCAGCGATTGCCCGGTTTTATTGCCCGGCATGGATGGCGAATAAAGCATCCGGCCCATTTCATCCTGCGCCTTTTCCAGTTTCGCCGTCATCAGGATGTGCTTGGGCAGATCGCGGAACGACCGTATGATTTCGGCCATCGTTGTCTGCATTTCGCCGTAGGCCGCGCGAGGGTCTTTGGCGATTGCCTTTTCTTTCCCCAAGCAGACCTCTGCGATCTCGCTGATGCTGTCGATTGCTACGCTGGAAAATTGCTTGGCCTCGTCGGACTCGGCGAGCCATTTGTACGCCTCGCGGAGAGCGTCCATATCGGAGATTTCAAGGAATGGAATTTCCTTGTGCGCGATGGAAAGCAGCCCGCCTTCCGCCGATAAGATGACCGGCGTCGGCAAGGTTGGAATCAGGCTGGTCTTGCCCGATCCCGCTTGACCATAGGCGAGCATTTTAATGCTGCCCGATTTAACGGTCGATGTTGATTTCAGGTCGATCATTTATTCGCTCCAAATTTTGATATTGCGCTTCCGGCGTTGCTCCAAATTTTGATATTGCGCTGTACAATTTCGACAGCTTCAACCTTGGCGCGGTCCATCTCTTCTCTTGTCAGATCAAAGCTGGCCGCGATATCGACGCACTCGTCCACCTGTTCCACAGTCTGTGCCGTCAGGGCTAGGCTTAGTGCCAAGACGGTCGCCTCGTAGGCGTTTTGAGGGGTTTTCATGATCCATCCACCTTTTTCAAGATCGCGTTGATCCGGCGCGGATCGCCCGTAACGCAAATCCGCCGACGCGGGTGCCTCGCGAAATATTTGTCCGCACGTTTGCAAGACGCCGGGGTCGAAATGTTAACTCCAAGCTCCACCGCGCGGTTTCCGCGAGGCAGAATATATTTGCGCCATTTTCGCGGCCCCTCCTCGAAGGCGTTAGGCGGCGCGGCGAAATCATGCCAAGCGAGAGTTCTAAGGGCGCGCTCTTCAGCTATGCTGAGATTGATTTTCTTGCCGTTCAATTTGATCGTCTTCATACCTACCATCCCTGTTCGGCGCGGTCCGCGCATGTGTCACATTGGTATCCATGCGCCCGGTCTATCCTTGTCAGCCGGTCAGGTTCGCGACAGGTTGGGCAGGGTAAATTGCGCGGGTTATCCTTTGTCGCAGCCCTTAACGCGCTCCCTCCGCCTGGGTCCGCGAATCCCACTCCATCTATCGGGTAATCGTCGTAATCGTCGTAATCGTCATAATAGCCATTGGTCATGTTAGCTTCTCCTTTATATCGCGGTCGGGACATCCCGGTTGCGATTTGCATTTACATTTATATAACAGTTGGCTTATGGTGTAAAACCTTAAATCAACATTGAGGTGAGAAAATGACCACCGACGAAGCAATCGCCTTTTTTGGGAGTCGCAAAAAAATGGCCGATTTCCTTGGCATTTGGCCCCACGGAACATACCGATGGGGCGAATATCCGCCCAGGCTGCGGCAGTTTGAAATTGAGCGTTTCTCGGACGGGGAATTAAAGGCTGATGACTGACATAAAGGACATTTTCGGCGGGGCGTTCGTCCCGGCCAGCAAACACGTCGAGCCACCAGAAATCCAGCTTGCCAATGCCATGCGATCCGCCGGGATCGATCCGCCGCCAAATCTCACGCTAGACGGCCAGCTTCACAGATTCTCCACCAAAGGCCGCAAACGTGACGATTCCGGCTGGTACATCGCATTCCCAGACGAGCCTGTCGCCGGGCGCTTTGGTTGCTGGCGCGATCAGATCGACTGCGTATTCAAAGCGGAAATTGGGCGCGAGCTGACCGCCGCCGAGCATATGGCAATCACCCGCCGGCAATCCGAGGCCAAGGCCGAGCGTGATTTGGCACGGCAGCGCAAGGCCGAGATTGCGGCTGGCACGGTGGACACGATATGGACCGAGGCCATAGCTCCGATCTCCAGCCCCGATCACCCATATCTAAAGCGCAAGGGGGTCGACCCGCATGGCGCGAGGCTGACCGGCGATGGCCGGTTGATTGTCCCGCTTTACAGCGCGGACGGCGCTCTCGCTTCGTTACAATATATTTCAGAGGATGAAAAGCGTTACCACCCAGGCGGTACGACTAAATCGTGCAGTTGGATGTTGGGCGAGGTAACGCCCGGCCCGATATTCGTGGCCGAGGGATACGCGACCGCCGCGACGATCCATGAGGTATCCGGTCGGCCTTGCGTGATCGCTTATTCGGCTAATAACCTACCCGCAATCGTCGGCCAGTTGCGCGAGACGCACGGCCAGGCGCAGGAAATCGTGATCGTGGCCGATAATGACGCATCCGGTGTCGGGCGCAATAAAGCAGACGAAGCATCCGCCAAACATGGCGGGCGCATCGTAATGCCCCCGACCGAGGGCGATGCCAACGATTATCAGCAAGCCCACGGCGATCTGGCCGGGCTGCTATTCCCCGTCGCCGATGATTGGCTGATTCCGGCTGATGCTTTTTCCGAACAGCCTGACCCGATCCGCTGGCAGATTAAGCGATGGCTGCAAAGCCAAGCATTGATCATGGTTCATGGCCCCAGTGGTGGCGGCAAGACTTTCTTGGTTCTCGACATGGTAATGGCAGTTGCCAGCAAGGGCGCGGCATCGGAGTGGTTCGGGAATAAGGTTCGGCCCGGCACGGTGGTTTATCTGGCCGGTGAGGGCCATCATGGTCTGCGTGGGCGTGTTGCTGCATGGAAGCAGCATAAGGGCGTCCCAGCCCTTGATATGTGGCTATCCCGGCATGGCCTGGATTTGAATACGCCGCAGGGTTATCAGAAAACGGCGGACGCACTCCGCGCCTTACCCAATACACCTGAAATCATCGTTGTCGATACGCTTCACAGGTTTTTGGATGGTGATGAGAATTCGGCGCAAGATACCAAATCCATGCTGGATGCCTGTTCATCGTTGATTAACGAATTCGAGTGCAGCGTGATTTTAGTCCATCATACCGGCGTATCAAGCGAGGCGCAGCACAGGGCGCGGGGGTCATCAGCGTGGCGCGGGGCGCTGGATATTGAAATCAGCGTGGTCCCCGGCGATACCATTGAAATCATACAGCGTAAATCCAAGGATGAGATCGGACGAAGAGGCCGAGCCGGTATTCGCCGAACTGCAATCGGTGCCGATTAAAGGCTGGATCGATGAGGATGGCGACCAGGTGACCAGCGCGGTGCTGGTGGCCGGTCAGGAGCCTGTCAAGGCCAAGAAGGACAGCCCTCTTGCCAAGCATCGAAAAATATTTGAGAATGCGTGGTGGTCGGCTGGCGCGGAGGATCACGATGGTGCGCCATATCTATCCCGGCTGGCGTTAACCAGGAAACTGGAGGCGGATGGCATGGCAGAGCGCACGGTCAAGAATATGCTCAATCCGAGCTATGACAACAAGCTGATCGGGGCGCTGATGATGGCAAATATGATCGAAAAACATCTGGATGGATGGATCGTCATAGATACCGTTTGGGCATCCGCAATGGTTGTAGCGCGCAATGCTTAAACAATTTATGCGAGCTACCCTAAAAACCCCTGGGGTACCTCTGGGGTTTTTGGGGTACGAGGGGCTAAAAACCGCAGAAACGTGTACCCCAAAAACCCCCCTACCCTTTAGGGTAGGGGTTTGGGGGTACTCTGCGGGCAGGGGGGGTTTTTAATGGATTGGCCTGCGGATAAAATCGAACGGCGGAAAGTGGATGCGCTGATACCATATGCGAGGAATGCCAGGACGCATTCCGACGATCAGGTGGCGCAGATCGCGGCATCGATCAAAGAGTGGGGATGGACGACCCCGGTGCTGATCGATGAGGACGGTGGGATCATAGCCGGGCATGGCCGCGTCATGGCAGCGCGAAAGCTGGGCATCAAACAAATCCCGACCATGACGGCAACCGGCTGGAGCCATGCGCAGAAGCAAGCTTATGTGCTAGCGGATAATCAATTGCCTCAAAACGCCGAATGGGATTTGGATTTGCTAGCGGTGGAAATGAAAGACCTCGACAGCGAGGGGTTCGATTTGAGCCTGGTCGGGTTTGATGAAGGCGCTCTTGTTAATTTATTTTTGCCTACCGAGGAGGGTAAAACCGACGCGGAAGCAGAATGGGAGGGAATGCCTGAATTTGATCAGGGCGATAAAACTTCCTTCAGACACGTTATCGTACATTTTGAAAATAATGACGATGTGGCGGAATTCTTTAGCATCATAGGCCAGAGCCATACAGATCAAACAAACTCAATATGGTTTCCCGAACAAGAAAATATGGATACAGAGGCAAAAAGATATGGGTGACTTCCCTATATATATTCCCAGCAAAAGCCGGTCAGAGCATATGATGACATCAAAATATCTAACTTATATGGGTATCAAGCACAATGTTGTGGTCGAGCCAAGCCAAATGGACGAGTACAGGAAAGCTATTAAATCAATGGATTTATTGACCACGGCGGTCGAGTTGGATATGTCTTATAAAGATAAATATGAACTCTGCGACAATCATGGGCTGGCAAAATCAACCGGGGCTGGGCCAGTAAGAAATTTTGCGTGGGATCACTCAAAGTCAAACGGCCATAGCTGGCATTGGGTAATGGACGATAATATTAGAAGTTTCAGGCGGCTTAACAAAAATGAAAAGGTCAAAGTTGCCAGCAGCTCGTTCTTTAAGGCAATGGAAGATTTCTGCCTGAGATATGAGAACGTATCTATGGCTGGGCCTAATTATTATATGTTTGCTCCGTCTCGGTCGAAAGTTCCTCCGTTTATTACCAATACGCGTATATATTCCTGTAATTTTATCAGGAACGATGTTCCGTTCCGGTGGCGTGGGCGATATAACGAGGACACTATCCTCTCTTTGGATATGCTAAAGGCTAAATGGTGCACCATTCAATTTAACGCATTCCTACAAGAAAAGATGTCGACCCAATCCCTGTCTGGCGGCAATACTTCCGAACTTTATCAAGCGGACGATAAACCACAAAAAGGGCAAAAATATTCTCAAACCGGGACTATAGGCAAATCTCAGATGATGATAACAACCCATCCAGACGTTTCAAGGTTGGTTCATAAGTTCGGAAGGATACACCATCACGTTGATTATGGGCCGTTCAAGCGGAATAAACTTATCCGGAAACAAGATGCTGAAATACCATCTGGTGTTAATAATTACGAGATGATATTAAAAAAGAAAAACACCGGCCAACAGGCCAAACTAGAGGAGAGCGGGGAGACTTTTTCCCCTCTATTGGCCGATGCCTCGTAAAGCCACAGGAAAACCGAACGGTCGGCCAGCCTACAAGCCGACCGATGATGATCGGAAGACGGTCAGTCTCATGTGCGCCGTGGGCATTCCGCATGAAGGCATTGCGCTTTGCATCGGGGATGGGATTGACGACAAGACCCTGCGGAAGCATTTCCCCAGAGAACTGGCAACCTCAAAGATCAAGGCCAACGTCAAAATCGGTGGGTCAATATTCAACGCGGCCCTAGCGGGGAATATGACGGCAGCGACTCTCTGGGCCAAGACGCAAATGGGCTGGAAGGAAAAAAGCGAGATCGAACATAGCGGCGATGTAAGCTGGTCAATCCAGAATATCTACGAGAAATGATAGTTCAGCGCCGCATCAGGAAATATCAGGCTCCGCTGCATAAATACATGGTTGACGGCGGGATGGAGAATAAACGAGCCATATCCATCGCGCACCGTCGCTGGGGCAAGGATGAAATCGCGCTTGATGTGACGTTCCAGGCATTGATAGACCGCCCGGCAACATACTGGACATGCCTTCCTGAATTCGCCCAGGCTCGCAAAGCAATCTGGTCGGCGGTCAATCCGCATACAGGGCTGCGCCGGATCGATGAAGCATTCCCCGAGGAATTGCGTGAGGTGACGAACGAGGGGGAGATGTTCATTCGGTTCAAGAATGGCGCGACATGGCAAGTGATCGGATCGGACCGGTACAATTCCTTGGTCGGCGCTAGTGTGGCTGGCATTACGTTTTCCGAGTGGGCATTGGCTAACCCATCGGCCTGGGGCTACATCAGCCCAATGCTGCGAGAGAATAATGGTTGGGCGATGTTTGTCACAACGCCGCGCGGCAAGAATCACGCATTCGAGATGTATAATTACGGCATGAGGACTGAAGGCTGGTTTGCCGAGATATCGAATGTCGTGGACACTGGCGCTTTCGCAGAGGCGCAGCTTAACGAAATCAGAGCGGAATATGTCGCGCTTTACGGCGCCGACTTTGGTGCGGCTCAATTCGAACAGGAATATATGTGCAGCTTCGAGGCCGCTATTCTTGGCAGCTTTTATGGTACGGAACTATCGGTGGCACGATCCGAAGGCCGTATTTGCGAGGTCGAATATGACCCCGATCTCCCTGTGATGACCGTTTGGGATATTGGCTATTCGGACGATACGATTATTCTATTCGTGCAGATCATCGCCAACGAAGTGCGGATCATCGATACCTATAGCGCAAATGGTCATAATCTTGAGCATTACGCCGGGGTCATTTCCGACAAGCCTTACGAATATTCCCGGCACTGGCTCCCCCATGATGCGCAGGCCAGGACGCTGGCGGCAGCTGGGCGGTCGGTGTACGAGCAACTGACCAAGGACCACGGCCTTAAAAGCGTGAATATCCTGCGAAACACCAACACTGAAATGCAAGGCATCCTGGCGGCGCGGCATCTGTTCCCGCGCTTGTGGATTGACGAGGATCAGGAAGATTTCTTGAATGCCTTGGGGCAGTTCCGAAGAGAATGGGACGATGAGCAAAAATGCTTCCGGGACCGGCCCGTCCATGATTGGACAAATCACTTCGCGGATGCGCTGCGGTATCTGGCGTGGGTCTGGAGGGAGCCGGTCAAGCCCAAGGCTCCCATATTGAACCCGACATTGACCATCGGTGGGCCGTCCACCATGACCATGAACGACCTGATGAAATCGGTCAGCAAGCGGAGGGCCAGGTATGATTGACAAGTTTCCTGATTTGAGGCAATAATTGCGAATGCCCAGCACATCGAAGAAACAGAAGAAATTCATGGCCGCAGCGGCGAACAATCCGAAGTTCGCCAAGAAGGCCGGAATTTCGCAGCGTGTGGCTAAGAAGTACAATAGGGCTGACATGATGACGGCGCTGAGTAGCAACGGGAAAAAAGGCGGATATGCCTGATAATATGGACGCTCAAGGCGGCACGTTAGTCACCCCGGAAGATGCGGGCAAGGGCGCACCCGGCGTTGTCGCTCGCTGGATTGCCGAGCTTGATCTGAGCGATAAGGTCGAGAAAAAC